TCATCTCTATCTCTTCTGGCGAAAAGACGCGTTCAGGCTCCTCCTGCGAAATCGGTACTGATTGGCCGAAGTATGGGCCTTGGTTTGTCTGAGTCTTCTCAGGAACATATCCATTCATTTTAATCTCCTTTCAAATTACTTGATTGCATAACCAGATTCGCTCGTAGTCTTGACATTAGCTTCAACACTTCTGATATAAAATGAACTTGGTATTGATGTAAGCCTGACAGCCCATCTGCGAGCGGTAAGCGCATAATTAGTAGGCAATTCAATGCGTCCAGCCGGAACGTCCGGAAGGACAGTTAGCGTTTCCTCCGCCTTCCATGTATCATTTATCTTGACCTGCCATTTTACGGTAATCTTGGTCGTGCTGTCGTATTCATAATTCAGGGCTATCTTGTCTACCATGAGCGGATTCCCGTTATCCGTGGCAAGAGAACGGCTTGTGAACCGGAAGTCGCTACCATTATAGGTATAAATTCCGATGCTTCCGTTTGCGTTGGGAACGATAACAAAATAGACGGTATTGGTTTCGCCGACGGTTAGGTAGCCTATAAGCCGTGACTTCGCAAAGTCTGCTCGCATCGTGGTGATTGCCGACCCCTTGACATTGCCAAGACTATTGCGAATCTGGTTCGTTATCTCGGTGAGTTCTGCGCCATTGCTTGCCCACACGCCATTTGCATTGGCAAAGTAAATGATGCTATTGAGTCCAATAGCCTTGCCTTCGGAGTCCGTTCCCTGTTCTCCTATCAGCCGTGCCGCAAACCCTGCACTGGGGTTGTCAGCGTTCGATAAGACATAAAGTAATGCTGATTTAAATATGGCAAGGTTTGTTCCGAATGGCTGAACCCCAACTATGTTTGCGGCTTCAGCGTCAAGAAGCACACGACTCGCTCCTTGTATCATGTAGTAGGCGTAGTTGCCGTAAGCCCCGTAATAAAGGCTTTGCAAGGTGCTTTTATAACCCCATAGCCTGTCAAGATGATAACGCCATGTGGTGATACTGGCCGGTGCGCTTGTTGGTGTTGTTGCCGAGGCCCACGTCGAACATGCTGAACCCAAATCGGTAAATGTAGACTTGTAAAGTAGGCCGGCCTTATCCAAGCCAAGCCCATAGGAATCGGGGGTCTGGCCATCCTTCAGTTTTTCAGGTGCAGTTTCCGTTACAAGGGTAGGCGGAAAAACCGATGCGAGGCTTGTCCACTGGAACTCCGGTTGTCCTCTTTGCATGGTATCTCATCCTTATACCGTATTGATTGTATAGTTGTTAGGCGGCAAATTTATTTGCATCCCGCCATATCGTCCGATATCATCACGCGCGAACTGGCGAATCAACCGATTGAGTTCCGTATCAGAAATGTTTATCTCCATCACACTCGAATAACCAAGTGCCTGCAACCTTCTTCGCGACATGTGTATCAGGGCTTCGTGGTATTCGTCAGGAACGGTTAAAGTAGACTGACCATCCGTTATATCAGTGGGCTTCTTGTAATACACAATCGCTATAGTGTAAGTATCGTCAGGTATTGGAGAGAAGCTCATTGTCGTTCCGAATAACCAGCAATAGTTAGGCACACCTTCTTCGTCATCATCGAAATAGCTTTGCCTGAACTGTTGCTCATCAATGACAGTAAGCTCCGAATATTGCTCGTCTCCATCACTTGAAAACCTGACGGCTCCCCTGCCATCATATAGCATTCTGAAATCATCAGGTAAGGCCGCCGTGCGAGTGCTTTCAGCTGTCGTTATCGTTCCACTCGTCCTCAAGAATCCCCAACGCATACGCGTACAGAAATCCTGTTGTGCGAATGTAAGCGAACGATAGAAGTCATCGTTGAATCGAAGATTATTAGCGTCCTGCCCGAAAGACAATAGTGCCGATTGATAGAACTCTTGTGTAGTCATATCTTAATGCTTATTGTAGTAGAACAACATCAATACGTTTTGGTTGGAGGTAGATGCACCCCACGCTTCATATACGATCTTGTCTTGTATCATAGGTATATGAATATACTCAGCAGTAATAACCGATCCGTTAGTAGCATGAGCCGTAATTCTGGGATAAACCGTGAAGTTCGTTGAGAGTCCATCCGTATCGGTAAAGATGGTTTGACTCAAACCTGAATACTCGTTGGACGTTGATATTTTTATTTTAACAGGAATCGTGTTCGTAAGAAACGTGACCGACACTCGTTCGACATAACCATCATGTGCAAAGGCGCTACTTTTTACTGCCGCAACAGTTCCGGTGGCACCAGTAACATTGACGAACTTTGCGGCCAACTTATCCATGCGATCTTCGGAAAGCGCAATGGTACATGTTAGGCCAACCAGAAAAGAAAGAAAAAGTTTCATTTTGCCTCCGATTTCGTCTACAAAAGGGATGGCGGGTTAGAACCGCGCATCCCCCATGCTTTCAATCAATTTACGGTAAGAATATAATCTCTGTTGCTGTGACGCGAGGGCCAACACTAACATTGATATAGTTCGTACCGCTGGCTGTCGCCGTGATGGTAGCAATCATAATTCCGGTAGCCGGAGTCACCTGAATATAATCAGCCGCCACCGTTTTCTCATCAACTTCCGTTCCGTCAAGCACCAACGACTCGATGTTATTCGTGGTTATGGCTCCGTTTGCACTCTCGCTCATCCACACATGCGTCTTCGTATAGTCTGCAAACGTGTCTCCGTCAAGATCCAGCATCGTGATCGTGTTGGTGCAAATCACCTGTGACGAAGCCAACGCGCCATTCACCGAAGTAGCCGACCCGTAGACATCCGCAGGCTGAACTGCCGTAGCACCCGCCGCAGAACCAGCCGCAAACGTAGCCGCTGCCACACCTTCGTAACTGGTAGCCGTGAATGCACCAACCGCAGCGATGTTATCTTCCGTGAGCGTCAGCGTATCAGCCGCGCTTTGGTTTATCGTGGCACCCCCATCCAACAATATATCATTGTCGCAACCGGTAATATAAAGACCGTTGAACCAATCTTTACCGTTAGACTTGATATATGCCGCAGAGAAGTTAGCGTTCGTATTTATCGTTGCACTTCCGTTTATCGAAGAATCAAGCGTGATGCCCGATATTCTCTCTGTTGCGCCAATCTCAAACCCTGCTTCCGACTTAACGGTGGCGTCAATAGCGTCAAACGTTCCGTTGTCAGATAGGACAGACGTACCAGACTGTTCGGCATAAGCCCAAAGTCCAGCATGAATACCATCAGCGATGTTGGCTCCACGAAGTCTGAATTGAGCTTCATGCCCTAACATAGTAACGCTATTCACTTGGTTCGAGCTACAAAGCAAACGAGTGTACTTGGCTGCCAGAACTTTATTATCTGCGATCTCGGTTTTGACCTCGTTGTACTGTCCGAATCCTGGAACGGTATTACCCGAACCATCATCAACCAGTCCAACGTGTTCTCCTGTATAGCCCCAAGCACCAATGTCTACCATTCCGCTTGCATTGATGGTAAACGTGTCAATAGTTCCATCTCTCACAGCAACCGTTCCGGCCTGACCATTTGTATCCCCAACGGCAAGCGAATCTAAAGCCGCCGACGAAAACGAAGCATCACCAGGAGTCGTTCCACCAATAGTACCAGGAGCTTTCAGAGCCTCGGCCATCCGAGCAATGGCGATATCACCAGAAGCAACGTTGTCACCAGCAATATTCGTGATCGCACTACCGTCAATAGCACTTGCTACTGTCGCCGCATTCAATTTAGCCGCCGAGAGGTCATTGATCTCACCATCACCTATACTTAACAGAGGTAACACAACTTTACCATCACCAGTACCATCAGCAACAAGCGTGTGTGCCGTAACTATCGCTGAACCATAGTCAATGGTAGTCGCTACTGTATTACCAATATCCAGAGCACCGGTAGACTTAACGTCAATGCCAGAACCTGCATCAGCCGTGTAAGCCGTGGCATCAATCGTGCCATCAACAATTAAGTCGTCGCCACCAGGATCAATCGTAATGTCTCCAGCGCTATCAATCTCACCTTCGATATTGACGATACCATCAGCCACTGACAGACCATACGCACCAGCAGCGGTAATTACCAATGAGGCTTCAGCAGCCGCATCGGCATAGGTGCCAGTCCGCGCATCAGTGATAGACGCCATTGGAACACCATCCGCACCTGTCACATTGGTCTGCGTAATAGCAATTTCAGACGTGGCAACATTTAAGTTAATATCCACATCGCCATTGTTGACCTCAAGCCCGCCATCGAACGTAACCTCCCCGGTTACAGTAGCGGTCTCTGTCGTAAATGAACCCACAGATATAGCAGGAATATAAAGGACATTTTGATACAGGTATGAATCATCTGACCATCTCGCTGTAGTCCTCAGCGGACCTGCCGCATTGATATTATCTGCCACAGCAAAAGCCATGACAACTCCAATCATACAAAGGAGCTTCTTCATATTATCACCCTCCTATGTTATTGGTAATCACGCCGATCCAGCCGAACCGTATATCCCGTACCATGTCCTCGGACCATGACTGAAACGAGTAAATATTGTCCAACTACGACTGTAATTCCGAATCGTATCCTCAGGCTCAACCTTCGGGTTTTCGCGCATGAAGAATATGATCGGCTTTTCGTCAGCGACCAGATACCACGCAGTTGGAGAACTCAGGTAATGACCTATTTCATAGGTAAGTCCTTTGTTCACCAGCGCGTTATCCTCGAATGTACTCTTGTAGGGCGCACTCTTCGACTGAAGAATCTCAATCGCCGTACGCTCAAGATTTTGCTCGACCACAAGACGCTTTGGAATCTTCCTGATAGGATTACCCTGCCGGTCATTTAACCCACCGAAGTTGAATATCCCACTCCACAGCGAATCCACGCCCAACGTCAGGTCTGTAGCACTCCGATTGCTTTGAGCCGCTCCGCCAGCACCCGTGAAGGTAGCATGGCTTATTGCGATAAGCGTCTCATCAGGCGTGTCATTTGCACCAACCGTATTCACGGTGAATGCCACGTTTAGATCGTATGCGCCCTGTGTTTCAATCCTCTGGTGCATGGCAGTTCCCATAGCGCCCCCTGTACGCTCAACGATATTGAACAGGTCATCGTTGATGCACTCGCGCGACGCAATAAGAGAGAAACCATACTTATCGTGAGTCCATGTCCTGACCGCACCTTCTTGGAAGTGGGTCTCAGGCGCGTTCTCAAACTCTTTTACAATGCCGGGCATGGGAAGCTCGCCATATTCACCCATCTTCTCATACTGTTTCGTGGACGATCTTAAATCGCACCACATCTTGTATTCCTCTGGATGCAAAGCAAGATTCATATAGAAATTCTTGCTTATTCTCGCATCAAAGAGGTTTTTTACTGCTGTACTTAACATAGCCATATCTTAATCCTCACTTTCGATGTCTTGTATCATTTGGGTTACGCCGCATTTCCGAAATTCGCCATCTTATCGAATAACCAGCGGAACTTCACTCTTGGGTTGAAGTCTCCTATTGCGTCAATGGCATCGGTAACAATAACCATCTTCGTGGTTTCATCATTGACATCAATGAGCCAGCGTCCTGCCGAATCCTTGATAAGGCTGTATTTAGTCCCGATATGTGACGCAGCAAGAGCCACCGCAGATGTAGCATTGATAAGAGTGCCTTCCCCTTCAAAATCAGGGGTTGCCTCATAAAAGCCAACATCAGTCGCAGGCGTTCCACTTGCATCACCAGCAGCAATGCCAACAATAAGAGTCGCGGCCGTAGTCCCGGCCCATTCCTCCAATTCCTTACTTCCTGCATCACGGACAAGAGGGGCGCCAGCTATATAACTCTGACTCTCTTCCTCGCCGAATGTATTTTCCCACTTAATGCCATCTTTACCCTCCTGAACATGAGGAGATAGCGTTCTCACCACTTTAGTTGCCATAATTTATTCTCCTAATTATCTCGATTATGCTGCATTGCCAAAGTTGTCCATCTTATCGAACAACCAGCGGAATTTCACCCTCGGATTCGTGTCGCCGACTGAATCAATAGCGTCAATGACAATAACCATCTTGGTCTCTGTATCATTGACATCAATGAGCCAGCGTCCTGCCGAATCCTTGATAAGGCTGTATTTAGTCCCGATATGAGCAGCCTCAAGAGCCACGGCTGACGTGTCATCAATAAGAGTGCCTTCCCCAACAAAGCCAGGTGAGGCTTCGTAGTATCCGACATCAGTACCAGCCGTTCCGCTTGCATCTCCAATAGCAATACCGACAATTAGTTCCCCATCATCAGCACCAGCCCATTCCAATAACTCTTTACTCGTACTGTCGCGAACAAGTGGCGCGCCCGCAATAAAAGACTGGTCAGTTTCCTCACCGATATGATTTTCCCACTTGACGCCATTCTTCCCACCTTGAATGCAGGGAGCCAGCGTTCTCACCACTTTAGTTGCCATAATTTATTCTCCCTATTGTCTTACTTTTGGGTTCCGTCGAACACCGATACGCCAACCGTTTCGCCAGCAACGTGTTGTAACTCTCGCGCTTTATTGGCATTTCCGCTATTGCGCTCGGCATCCAATCTGGTTAACATGGCCTGTTGGCGGGCTTCCACCATGACCTTTGGGCAACACATGAGTATTCGTGTTTTAGTCAGGATTTTGGGCTTACCTGGCGTTGGACGTTTCATTCCAAAAACGATTTCATTCCCAACGGCTTCTTCATAGTTAAGTTTGGCGAATTGCGCCATCTCAACCATATCGTCTTTTCGGGCAAAGACATAATATAAACTTGGGTCTTTATTCAGCACCTCCGTCTGGTCATTAGCCCACACAGCGGCTTTGATTTCAACTTTCTGAACGCCATCTTCCTTGTCGGCCTTTTCCTGTTCATCAATTTTCTTTGCCGCCCCATCTATTTCTGAGATTCCGATGGCATCTGCTCTTTCTATTTTTTTCTTTATCATTATTAACCCTTTTTGTCAAGAAGTTTTTTTAGTTATTTTTAAATTATTTTATTCATTACGCTCTTTGGTAGCCTTCTTTGCCATAGCCATAGCCTTTACGGGGTCAAGCCAGTCCATTATTTCACGCTTACTGCTGAACTTTCCTACCGCTCCTTTCTGAACATCAGGATCGTTTAACCAGCTTGGCATACCATTTGACTTCAGAGAAGTGCGTGGTGTGCCTGAAATAAGGTTGCGATCAAATCCGGCAGTACCGTCATCATCGCCCCCGCCCTTACGGCCTTTATTGCTGATTTCATCCATGAGTTTAACGAACTCCAGCTTCTGTTTCAAATTCAAGTTCGCCATGTCCGGCCTTGCTGTATTCAACTCTTCTACCATAGCCATGTGCTTGGCGTTGTCAGGCTGACTCATAAAGAGTTCCTGAATCATTGACTCCTTTAACTGTGTCAACTCCTGTTGATTCTGTTGGCGCATGGTGTCGCGGTCAGCGGCAAAGTCCTGAATCATCTGCTTAACAGCTTCTGTTGGCGATTCCTCAAATTTTTTAATAACATCATCAACGTATTCGTTAAACGTGGGTTTAGATTTCTGCTCGGCTTTCGGATCGGGTCTTTCCTTCTGCTCTGCCGTCAGCATGTGCAGTTTATGCTGTGTGTCGCGAAGCCGCTTGTCGTAAGTCTCGCGTTCCTGTTCAGACTTCTTCAGCTTTTCCTGCCACTCCTTTTCCTTCTTATCAAATTCGGATTTGGCATTCACGTGAGCATCGTCATCATCGGGCAATGACTCTGCTTTACGCTCTCGTTCGAGTTCAGCTTCCCTGATTGCGGTTTCGTTGAATATCTCCATCTTTTCCGCGTGGGTGGCCTTCTCGTTCTGTGTAGCAACTTGGGCATTTGCATCCTTGGCTTGGTCTCCCATGATACTTCTCCTGTCTTCTTATTATGACGGCACGGGCGTTCCGCCTTGTTGGGCGCCGAGAGCGGCTGAAATCTGTTGACCTGATTGTTCACCAGGAGAAGTATCCGACGAGCCGCCCGTCTGGAGTTGCCCGAACCCAGAGAGTGGAACGAACCCGCCGGATACTTTTTCTTCCCTTTTCAAACTTTCAGTCTGATTGATATGCTGTCCAAGAATATTCGCATTGGCGTTCTTGTCTTCCTGTGCCTTCCACAGAGCGGCATAATGAATACGAAGATGCACCTCATGGTTTTCACCACGTTGAGGCATATCAAATTGAGCGTATTGTAGAATTGCCGTATTTTCCCACAGGGATGCCTTGATTGCCTGATCCTGTGCGGTTTCTGGTATGAGTTCATGCGGATTGTCTATACCCATAGTTTCTGTCATACGAAGTAATATCCTGTTCTTCTTCTGCTCATCAGTCACCATTGTGAAAAGCTGCATATAGAACTGCTGCATCATGTTCTTATCGCTCAATTCCTGAACCGCCTTGACTACCGGTGTGTAATGACCGGCAAATTCAAAGCTGAACTGCATGCCATCAGGGCCTATTATCTTTGCGATTTCGCGTGGGGTCATGTAATTATTGACATAGTTGGCGAACTTCCGCATGTAGCCGGCAATCAGGTCTTCTTCAATGGCAGCCATATCCGCGAAGATAGGCGTAGTTGATGCCACACGCGCGCCCTGATACTCGGATGCTGACGTGCGACCGCCCATCGCCACACCCATAACGGAGTCCGTGGTATTCATTATCTCGCGCATTTCCTGCTTGTACCACGCGATTGTTGCCATGATTGTGCCGGTCATATCGCTAAGTTGAAACTCATAAAGTGCCGATTTAGGGTCTCCGCCGTCGCATGGTATTGCCACACTATGCCCGAAGTCTATCTGGTCTTTGTTAATCCGCATGGGGTCATACAAAAACGGTTTGCGGGTGTTCTTGCTTCGGTTGTCTATCATCTGGTTCACGGCAGTACATATCTGATCGTAATAGCTTGAGCATTTCTCGCCAAGTGATATATGATAGAAACCTATATCGTCTTCGCCGTGGTTCGCCTTCAGCAATGGAATACCGTCAGGAAACGGGTTACGTCTGATTTCCATGATCTCACAACTTAATGGATCACCAAGTATTTGGACGCGATACCTGTATTCCTGCTTGTTCGCGTCCCACTTCCCCGTTTCGGGGTCAAGCGGAAGCATTATCCAGATTTCCCAATGCTTGAACATGCCGCGTTGCCTGTCCGTATATTCACGATCGGCGTTGTCGGCCTGATTCTGCTTGTGCGTGTTGTATTGCGATGCCACTGTCTCCCTGTAACCTTCAATCGTTTCGCGCAACTTCTCATCATCCTTACTCGGAAGGATTATCTTCTTGGCTTCGCTGTCTTTCCAAAGCTGATTCCATTGCATAGGCGCACGGATAAAGACCGCATGTTGGTCATCGAGATTCTCTATGTTAGGGTCTACCAATACCCTGTCTACTTCTATGGTATTGAAACCAGGTAAATCCATTAAGTTGACTGTCTTTTTTACAATCTTATGTTTCTCACCCTTCTTCTTGCCGCGTTTGAGCATCTGGAGTTCTACCTGCTCCTTCTCCCACGGAACACTGGCTATCCCTGTCCCTTTGAGATATATCTGATACAGTGTGCGCCTCAATTCGCGCTTGAACTTAGTTCTCTGCATGGATTTATGAAGTAACCGCGTAAGGATTTCGGCGTTCTTCTTGATTATCTCAAATAAATCGGTTGATTCATGTGGTAATGGATCGTATCCGTAGTTCTTTAATCCATCGGTAAATGTCTTGTAAGCCATACTAACAAGTTGATTAATTCCCACCGTGAACACGCCATGACTTTCGTTAGCCCTGTTCTTTACTTTCAATGCGGCTTCCGGCTTGATCCGATACATCAAATCGTTCTTCTCCCATATTTCTTCAATATCGTCGCGTGAACCTATATCGTTAAATGCCTGCGTGATGGCCTCATCGCACTTTTCCACAATATCAGGTTTAGATGCGAAGTTCTCAAATGTATCTATCACGCTGAAACGCTCTTCTTCTGCCAGCATATCCTCATTGCCTTCTGCCAGCATCCTTGATTGTTCAGCAAGCGTATTCAATACGGCATCAGTTTCGGCGGCTTCTTCAGTTATCATTTCCATTTCGCCTTCGTTCATAGGCGGCTCGCCCGGCATCATTTGTCGTTCGTCTGGCATAGTATATGCTCCTCTGTAATGATATGATGTAGCTCACCGCCAAGCTGACATTCAATGGCAAGCCCGTGGTTATAGAAGACTATTGCATTGGATTCAAGCTCTGTGCAGTCCGGCCCCATAGCCAGTAACTTGCCGCCATACACCTGTTCAAGTCCATTTGGCAATTCTATGAGACCAACTACCTTTACGCCCGCTTCGGGCTTAATCAGCACAAAAGCGCCAAGTGGTGTAAAGGTTTCGATCTTATCTTCCCTGCCCATAATTCCGATAATCTTATCCTCTTGTGTTATTGCCACTCTGCGTTGCTCAAACGGAAGGAATGTGTAGTTTTTGTGAAACATAACACGCTGGCCTACCTTGATATGATTCACAAGCTCTCCTACCTGTATGATATTTCCAAATGCCGTATATTTCCTGTATTCATCAGGCACGACTATCATACCGTCATTCTCCGGTTGCTTATCTCTCATTATCAATGTGTTGTTTCCCAAAACCTTGAACTTGTGTTTAGATAGATCGAGCATCCCTTCCCTCCTGCTGTTGTTTGACAAGTTTCTCTATACTATCAAGAAACTGGATAATCTCTTTTATTCTTTCAACACCACCCTTTAACTGACCATCCTTAAAGGTATCGCCGGACATGCGTTCCACATGATTTTCACCAACGTATTTCTCAATAATAGCGTTCTTCAAATGGAACCAACCCGGCTGACCTACGATTCCGCCTAATTCCTCAACCTGTTTGACTTCAAAGATCTGGTTCATTTTAGTAGCCGCTCCTTAAATGAAGTGGAATAAACACATTCTGTTCGTTCATTCGTTTCTGGTAATCGCCTAAATAACGTGGATTCTCACTTGCTATGTATTCAGTTGCGTCTATCAAATGGTCATCCTTATTCTGCTTGGTTTCTTTTGGATTATGTCGTTCCATTCCGGCTTGACGTGTCTCGAATATACAACGTTCCCATTCCCATATCCACTTCTGGCAGTTTGGCCTTGATACATACAAACGCGGTGCGCCCTGCGCCCCCGTCACCATGTGCTTGCGCTGTTTATCAACTTTAAGCAACGGCCTTAAATTCTGTGCCCGCGCCTCCTGTTCGAGTTTAACACTCTCGCAAACTTTCAAACCGCCGATCTGAAAATAAAAAGATATTGGCTTTCCGCTCCCACCTTTCTGCTGAAAACAATGCCAATCCAGCCATGTTCTTACATAATGTTGACGCTTAGGCTCTTCTTTCCAAACATCAAAACTCATTCCCGTGGTACTGTCAAGCATTTTTTTAATTAAAATTCGCGTGTTACCGCTTTTCTCAATTATGATCGGGGTATGTTCAAGCGCATCCTTGTTACTTACATAGTATTCATCATAGATAAATACATCACCAATGGGACTCACAGCAACGAATACACACGCCGTAGGATTTGTATATCCGTAGTCTATTGCCCTGTAATGCGTCCAGCCCTTATCCTTGATGTCGTCGTATGTCCAATCAACGAAATGGATAGCAGGCTCCACTTCCGGGTAAAACAAGCCCGACACTCTCTGGAATAGTCCGAAATGTCGCGCCTGACCCTCGTAAAAATCCTCCGTGTTTCCGCTCGCCTTCGGAGCTTCCACCCATTTCTTGAACGATGCCTTCTTCTGATCGGAACTATAAATCCTGTCAGGCACTTCATCTATACTTATCCGCGTCCGTATCACATCATGCCCCATCGTGTCCTGAGCAGTCCACACATCCCGTAACCAGCTATTTATCCCAGTGCTTGTTGTCCTGCCCTCTACCTTATGCGGTGTGAAGCTGAATGTCCAGTTGACCCCACCCAGCGTTCTACCGCGCTCATCCAGTTCATTGAAGAAGCTCTTAGGCGGCTGTTCATCGGCCAGCACCTCCGTAGTCTTTATACCTGCGCATACGCTCGCATCCTGCTCATAACTCAACATGATGATTCTTGATCCCGATTTCAGCGGTATCCTTGGATGCCGCTCCCACGACGGTTGCCTCGTCCCACCCAAATTAAAAGGCGCGTATTCACCAAGCTCTTTCGCTGGTATCCATTTCTGAAGTTCAGGCCACAACACATCAGTTAACTGCCCCCTATTATACCCTATGCACACCAGCGTCTTCGGACCCTCCCACTCTCTGAACTTTACCCCATACTTCTTGAATATCGTCCATTTAGGATCGCACTTAACGATACCCAATACCTTCTTCACCACCGCCAAGCATGTCTTACCCACTTGGTTCGGACTACAGTTAATGGCCAGGGTATGCTCTGTGTCGTTCAGCCAGTCCAACGAACTCGCCAACTGGAATCCGCAGTCATACCCAAACTTCTCATGACCATGCGGTTTGAAAAACTGTATCTCACACGCCGCTTTCCTCCGCTCTAATTCAGTCAGTCGCCGCTTTAACTCAGTATCGGATTCGACTTCATCCATCGGATATTCAATTAACTCATCACCAAGCCAAAGTTGATAGATTCGCTCTTCCTTCAGCATCTACGCCTCCGTTCAATATCTTCCTTATCATCGTTTCCGGCTCCACCACCATAACATGGGTCTCCGGCATCTCTCCGCACTTAGGACATACCCCCATGCACTCCGTAATATATCGACCCCACATCATTCCACACCCATCACAACAATAAATAAACAGAGCATGATCCGCCAGATTTTCCTCAAACCTCTGAATATCAGAGTAGCTTGTTAGCCCCTTCTTCTTCCGCTGTCCCATCTTTAACCTCTTCAGTTATATCAATAGCATCATCATCACGCCTCTTCTTCCGCCTAACCCTGTATATTAACTCCTCAGTATCCTCTGTCTCTTCCTGCCTGCCCATCTTGGATATTTGCGAATACTGCAAATCAGCCACATCGGCCAGCAACTTCGCGCTTCGCGCCTTCTCACGCTCTTCTATCTTGCTCACATCTATACTGCTTATCAACTGGAACGCCTTTCGTTCACTCATCTCCGCTATACTCAAATTCCGCGTCATTAATGCCGCCATAGTCAAATCAGGATGCTTCTTTCGCGCCCGATTCACAGTCTTAACATTGATCCCCAGTTTCTCCGCCACCTTCGGCTGTCCATACACCGCACTCAATACCGCAATCATCTTCGAGCGCTTATCCTTCGGAGCTACCCCATACGCTACCCGTAATTCCTCCTCATTCCCAACTTCCAGCAACCCTAAATCAAATGCAATAATGTTATCGTCTTGCGGCCTTAACTTCGTCTCCCGATACTTCGCACTCGTATGTAAACCTAATGCCTTCGCCATTCTCTTCCCTTCACTCAAAAAACTTTTTTTAAATATTTTTCCTTTTCACTTGACATTTTACACACCGCATGATAGAAAGCAAGTAGAAAAGTTAAAAAAGTTCCGCTCTCTGCATAATGAATAAAAAATCAGCCATTAAAGAAATTGGGCAGATCAAACACAAACAAGCAAAATACGGTAAGGATTATGGGAAAATTAAACTCAATAACCTTCGCGGTTTCTTCTTCCCTCCTGCCAATAAATCACCAGAACGTAAACAGATTTTCTTCTCCAGATCAAAGAAATTGCAGGATAGCAATATAATAACATATCACCCGGATGGCGAGTGCGCTCGTAAACCCCGCACCCATCATCCAAATTCAAGTGGATGCAACGACGCAAAGCACCCAGCATCGTAAAAATTTCGGCTGGACGTCCTTAACATTAAACATCAGCCCTTAAAGCTCCTGAATAATGCGGATATGTGAATCAGCCGAAGGGACATGGGCGACCATCTTATCCAATGGTCACGGTAACGCTGAATTAAGCGACTTGATACCGAAATTGCCCGTGGGCGTGTAATACGCAAATCCCTCAAAAAAACCCTCAGGGGCTTCCTGTATTCCGAAATATAAGATATAGACTTACCATACTCATCTTAACCAACTGTGCCATTTTGTCGCACTACCACTAAAACACAAATAGCTAACCGTGCCATAATGTCCCACTTTCATAAGCCATATCAGGTGAGCATCGTGTGCGGAAGCAGTTGGTGGTGTGTGGTTTACGTAGGGGCGGATGGGCTAACCGGTATGGCCATGCCCCCCCCCTCAATAAATTACAGTGCCAAGTGTATCAGCATATCGCACCGTTGAGAATCGTAGTAGACATAACTGGTTATTATACGACACATCCCCTCTACGTATTGGCGCTTATGACCTGATTACACCTGATCGCCCACCGCGATCACCCTATTACTGGCCGGAGTGCTGGTCTGGATAGAGGCCGGCAGTGTCATGCAGGGCGGGGGGCGAACATGCGAGAAACAACGGTATCGGATCGGTAATGTCATGGTGTGTGCCAAGTGTGACATCAGCCAAAATAAGGTGTGTCATAGTGCCCCGCGTTAAATAACGGTATATCAACGACTTACAACAGTAGCGACATTATGACACAGTGGTGGTGTGTCATAGTGTCCCGAACAGGGGTATTTTTGGGGTATGCAAAAAAGGGGCGTAAAATAGTTATAGTTTTTAAGCTGTTGAATTGCAGGGGGTTACGAATAATCATGCTATTATGCCGAGCCAGTTGGCATGAACTGTGCTTATATATAGAGTTATACGCTCGTAATGTGCGAGCGATAACCAGGAGGGAAATGAGAGGAATCCGGTTAAATTGGATGTGGGATGAACCCCACGAACAGGGCGTCGGATATTTTTTCAGGGATAATTCCCTCCTGAAAAATCCCGGCATTGCCGGAAAGTATTTTTTCCGCGACACCGCGGAGGAAGATTGTTTCCAAATTCTTTTGGAGATGGAGGCATTTTGCCTACGATGCACTGACCTCTCCATGAGAGATTTTGACGCCCGGCTGACAATTGAGTATGTAGATGTCCCGGACGAGCAAATAATTTTTCGGGATAGCAAACAATTTGTACAAAAGATTTAACGCGCACCGCGCCCGGCGGATTCCGGGAAAGGAGGACGAGATGAATATGAAAGAAACGCTTTTTGCGGCCTTTTTGGCGGCATGGGACGCGGAGGCGTGGTCTCAGACCACGCCCAAGCAGGTCGCAAACTGGGTGGCCCGCGAGGCGGCGCGGCTTGGCCAAATCCGACATGACAACATCGGATTTGTTGCCGCGTGGCTGGTGACCGAGGATGCGGCCCGCGAGGCGGCGCGGCTTGCCGAGGATGCGGCGCGCGAGCAGGCGGTCGAAATCGAGGATTAACAGGGCACGTGCCCACCGGCCCGGCGGTTTCCGGTTTTCCCCACGTGCGTGGGGATGGTGCGAAAATTGATGCACGGAAAATATTTGGGTCATAGACAACAGGCCGCGCCCGGCGACCATCGAGCGGGAGACCGCACCGGGCATACGGGAGGGCAGAATCATGGCAATAGCAACAGGAAAAGCAAC